GCGGGTATATCCCCGGCCTTGGCGGCGGCCTGGACGTTGGCCTTGATCCGCTTGACCTCGCCCGCCCATCGTTGGAGTTCGGCCTTTGCCCCGGCCAGTCCCGCCGCCGTCTGGTTGCTCGCGGAGATCGCGATTTCGATGCTTCGTTTGGCCATAGCTCAATTCAGAAGGCGGAAGGCAGAAGGCGGAAGGCGAAAGTAAAGAGCTCCGCGTTTTCCGGCCTTTCTTTCTTCACTTCTGCCTTCATCCTTCCGCCTTTCTACTTTTGTTTTTTGACTTCTGCCTTCCGCCTTCCGCCTTCATACTTTTCTTTTCCGCCTTTCTACTTCTGCCTCATCTCTTGTGCCCGGCATCGTGCCTGTTCGGCCCACACGAACCGCGCGGCCCTTATAAAATCCGCCGCCTGGTCGAGCATGCCGCCGTGTTCGGGCGGCAGGCCTTTTTCGAGCATCTCGGCGGCGTCGATGGTTTCCCAGGCGGCTCGGGGGATCGCGGTCCTCGGGCAGCCCGTCAGCCGGATCGCTCCGCGGCCGTCGCAGTCGTCACAGCCTCGCCCGTCGCAGCTAGGGCATTGCGTCTCATACGGCATCGCGGGCGTCGGCTCCTCGCCGCAGGTTTTCTTTACGCTGGGGCAGCTTCCGGGCTTGCAGACGAGTCCCCAGCGGTACTCGGCTGCGAGTCTGAGTTTCCCAGGTCGGCCGCCGTCAGTTCTCCGGCGAATCCGGCGTAGGCCAGTTCGGCGGCCTCGCGGTAGCCCAGGCCGGCCAGGTCGTCGATGCCCTTGTCGAGCTCGACGACTCGGCCGCCCTCTCCTTCGGGCAGCCAGGCGGCGGGTCCGGCGGCCGCCCCGGCGGCGAGGCACTTATCGACGTACTCGGCGGAGGCCCCGTCCTTGGGGTGTGCCTCGATTTGGTCCAGTGCCTCGGCGAGTTGTCGTTGCTGTCGGCCGGTGAGTCTCCGCATCCGGAAGTGCGGCCGTTTGGGGTCCTGCTTTTCGGCCGGCAGGTCTTTGCCTTGGGCGTCCCGGAGTCGGTCTCTCCTCATCCAGTACCGCCAGAATCCATCGGTTCCGATCGTCATGCTCATGCGCGTGCTCTCCTGTACGTTGTTCCTAAAGCCTGTAGCCTGAAGCCTGAAGCCTGTCTTCTCGTCACGCCCCGCCGGACATTCCGGTGACGGCGATGGCGGAGCCCGTCTTGGTGATGGCGACGTTCCCGGCGGTCCCAAGCGTGTCGTTTTCCAGGTCGGCCGAGTCGGGGTCGCCCGCGCTGGCGGTGATGCCGAGTGCCGATGCGTTGACCACGTCGATGAACTCCAGGATGGTGGCCGTGGACGACACCCCGATGGTCACGGCGGTATGTCCGCTTTCGACGGAGGCGTCGTCGTCGAACTCGAAGATGACGGTCGTCACGCCGTCGGAGATGGTCACGAGATTGGCGTCGTCGGGCTGGCTGTCCAGCGTGACGGTGCCCGTGGCCGCCACGGTCCCGGCGGCGGCCATCGTCAGGGTGATCTCGTCGTCGCCGGTGGTGACGTTGCACTGGAGGGTGAGGCCGTCCCAGATGAGCTTTTCGCCGCGGACGCCCATGTTCGGCGGCAGGATCTCGCAGGCGGGCGCGACGATCGTGACGGTGACCTTGCCGTCGGTCAGGACCATGGAGGCCTCGCCCTCGGTGCCGGCGTCGCTGATTGCGACGGGGTCCCAGGTGGCCTGGGCGTCGACCTCCGGGTCGATCTGCCAGGTCCAGTTGCGGCCGGCCCCGACGATGAAGTGGGCGAAGCCGTCGGCGGCGTTGATGTCCTCGCGCATCTCGACGGGGTTGTTGGCGGCGATGGTGAACCGGCTGATGCCGACGCCCTTGCCCTCGATGTTGAACGAGCAGCTGCCGGCCTTGAAGGGCAGGGTCTTATCGATGCTCGCGGCGGGCGTGTCCTCATCGCCGAGGTCGGCGTACTTGCCGCTGAGCTCGAAGGTGGCCATCACGGGCTTGCCGACCTCGGCCCCCTCAATGCTGACGGTTCCCATGCAGCCGGAGAGGCGTTCTTTTCGGCCGTCGCGCCAGGTATGCACGGTGATCGTCTTTTGCGTGGCGATGGCCGTGACGGGCGTCAGGACGCCGGTGTCGAGTTCCATGCCGCAGGCCTGGAAGAGGGCCAGGTCGGCGTCGGACAGCGTGTCGGTGCCGTCGCTGGTGAGGTGTTTGCGGATGGTGCACTTGCCGGTCTGGGGTCCGCGGGCGCCGGTGATCCGGCCGGCCAGGCCGATGGCCCCTTCGCGGGCGATGTAGTTGTCGTCGCGTTTGATCTCCGGGTCGTAGCACAGGCACTCCGTCGTCACGGACGTCGCGGGCGTGCCCTTGGCGCTGGATTCGATCCCGAGCCGCACGAGTCTGATCTTGCCGAGTTTCATGGTCGTCTCCTGGTTCGTCGTTTAGTTCATGGTGATGCCGTGAGGCGTTTGGGAATCTCGAATCTCAAATCTCCAATGCCCTTACGGGCACACTACGGATCTTATCTTTGTTCGTAGGGGTCATCTTCGCTGACGCGGTAGGTGACGTAGATCCAGACGGTGACCCCCTCGACGCCGCCGCTGCCGGAGGCGTACTCGACGGGGCCCAGCTCGGCCGAGATCGCCAGTCCGCCGAAGGTAGGCTCGGTCATCAGGCACTTTTGCACGCAGGCCTCGAACTCATTCAGGACCGTGTCCATCGCCGTCTCGGAGGTCTCGGACAGCCGCACGACGCAGTCGCAGGCGACGGCGAGCTGCCAGCCGATGATCGGCGGGTTGCTGGCCAGGCAGTAGTCCTCGGCCCGCGTCGCGGCGCCCTGGATGACGGCGATGCCGTATCCCTTGGGGTTGTAGTTTTCGCCGGTGCGCCGCGGGCGGACGACCTCGCTGACGGTGATCTGGTAGCCGTTGGCGGCGGTGATCGCGGCCAGGGCCGTCGCGACGGCCGCCGTGATCTGCTCCTTGACTGAATCTGCCATTGCGTTCTTCTTCTTTTCTTCCTACTTCCTAACTACTAACCACTTCCCAATCCCCTCCGCGCCAGCACGAGTCCGACCTGGTTGTCGATCTCGCCTTCGAACTGCGTGGCGAGCCGTTCATCGAGGACCTCGGCGCTGAGCTCCGCGATATTCTCCATCACGGCCGGCACGGACGGGCCGCGGAGTTCGGCGATCGGCAGGCGGCCGACGCGCTCCTCGCCCAGTTCCTTCCATGCCGCCGTCTGCTCGGCAAGTTTGGCCTGCTGCCGTGCGCGGCTGGCGGCCTCCCGGGCGAGGGCCTTTTGGCGTTCGGCGGGGCTCAGGCGATATAGCCACTTATCCCTTTTCGAGGCGCTCCTGAATCCGAAGCGTGTAAGCCTGCGATTTTTCAACGCCTCCTTGCCCGTCCGGCGGATGAACGCGCCGGCGTGCCCGCTGCTCATCGACGCCAGGAATCCATGCGCCAGAACCGTCCGGCCGCCGCGTCGGATCGCGTAGCTGGCTCCCTTGCGGGTCTGCCTTGCCCCCCATCGCAGCAGCGGGATCCGGCGTCCGCTGATGCGGATCATGGCGGCCAGGCGGCTGTACTTGGCCTTGCTGATGCTCACGTTTCGGTTGCGGACCTCGGAGCTTTTGAGGTTCACTTCCTGGACGATTCGCCGGACGATATGCGTGCGTGCCGACACGGCGATCTTGTTGATCGCCCGGGTGGCCACCCGCTGGACGCCGTTGGGCACGCCGTCGAGCATGGTGGTGATCTCGGCGAGTTGGGCTTCGCCCATCTGGATGTCGATGTTCACGAGTGGCATTTTGTACTTTATTATTCTCCCGACATGGCTCCCAGGAACTCCCGGAAGCTGCCGAGCCGCCAACCGGCAGCCTGGGCCGCGTCCATGATCGCGTTTAGCAGGTCGGTGCTGTTCAGTGTCACCACCACCGCCGTGCTGATACCGTGGAAGCCCAGATGTCCCAGCGAGTTCACCCCGGCGCCGTCCAGATACCCCAGGATCGTCGCGGCCTTGGCGGCGTCGTCGGCTCCGGCCTCGGTATTGCCGTCGTGGAACCAGCACGCGAGCGGGTTTGTCGCCCAAAACGCGGCCGCCAACGGCAGGTCGTTATATCCGGGGTTCGTTCCGCGAGACATTGCCCAACGGGCAAGAATGTCCGGGAAAGCCGAGCCAGGTGCTCCCCCCGCGTATGCGATGTCTCCATAAGGCGGGGCATAGACACCGAAGCCGATTCCCTCGACAAGCTCGATCTGCTTGGCCCATTCCAGATGTAGCGCTCCAACCGTCGGAGTCAGGTCGCCCAGGTAAACGTGGGTCCAGCCATGAACGCCCATGGCAACGCCCTTGGCCTGCAAGCGACGTACCGTTCTCCAACTCATGACCGCAAGCGAACCGGCGTTTGCGGTTACGCTCACAAGATACGGCCGGACTTCTCGCGGCCGGGTCGCGTAGCACGAACGGTACAGCGTAAATTGACTGATAATCGTGCCGTCGCCGCCCATGACGAGGGTTTTGCCGCCGGGGTGACGCCGGGCAATCTGCCCGCGTCCGCGAGCCATGACGCGGAAGCTCGACGTGGCCGTGCTCTCATCGTCGAACGTGATGCGCACCAGCCAATCACCGGTCGTCGGGATGTTCGACCCGCCCAGGCCGACGCGATAAACGCCCGTACCAAGATCCAGCACTCGCCTGAACGTACAGGGTATTTCCAGCCCGGCCGCCGCGCCGCCGAGAGGCTTGGGAAACTCCACCAGCCTGACCGTGGTGTCCGCCTTCGTCTGCCGCAGGACAACGCTTGGCGGGAAGAACTCGGCCGGATCGCCGGCGTTGAAGGTCACGAACATGCCATCCATCGTCCCGTCGTCCAAGTCGAACGATGCGTGCGCCCACTCGTAATCCGTCAGCGCCCCGGTCGGTCTTGTCGCGGTCACGTCCGCAACCGCCAGGGCCGTCCAGTTCTCCCCGCCGTCGCTGGAAATGTCAACGTCGGCGACCCTCTTGGCGGCGGCGTCGCTGACATCGACAACCGCCGGGCATCCGGCGTACTGGGCGAGCGTCGCCATGCCGAATATCTCATCCGCATCGTCGGGTCGGGCGTCCCAGACGCTGAACTCATGCAGCACCCCGCCGCCAACAAACGTGCCGCCGGACGGGCCGAAAACAATGGACTTGATGGGATAGTTGCCGTTGGTCAGGCCCTTGCCGACCGACCAGTCATTTGCGCAATTGCCCGCGCCCATGTACCCCGCCCCGTCGTTGGCGTAGTACGAAATCCACATCTCGGTGTAGCACGCCTGATTGGCGTCCCTCAGGAATGACGCGGATGGCGTCCCGATAGCCGCCAGGGCCGATGTGTTGGGCTTGGCATTCCAGACCGCCGAGCCGTCAGTGGTAACATACATGCGGGCAACCACTGTATCTGCCGCGTCCAGCAATTGCAGGAAGATGGTGTTGGCCGCATTGGTATTGCCCCGCTGGTTTTCCCAACCAATGCGGATGAGGATTTTGCTGTGGGTGGTGTCGAACGTCTTTCGCACGGTGACAGGATTCCCGGCGGAATCGGCAATCACCATCGCGCCATCAAACAACGTGTCGGCGGCGACGGTGCCCGTCTCGGCGTTCTTGACCACCGTCGTCCAGTCGGCTGGCGAGCCCGTGATGGAGAATACCTTGCTCATCAGATTTCATCCGCGCTGATATTGGCTCCGACGGTCGAGAACAGTTTGAGCGCCGCTGCCTGGCCGACGGGGAACGTCAGGCCGCCGGGCGGCAGCAGTGCCGACGTTGCGGACGCGGACCCTGTCGGGTTGTATCGCACGTCGTCTGTCGCGTATTGCGGCCGCACGCGGATAAACGCGGTTGCGGCATTCAGGGCCGACCCCTTCAGCGTCGCCAGCGTCTTGCCGGTCGCCGTTGCATCGACCGCCGCGAACCATGCCGCCAGAATTGTGGCGATGCCCTGGCCTTCTAATGTCGCCGGGTTCTGCTTGTCGCCGGCCGCGTTGAGCAGGTTCACGTCCCCGATGTCGATGTCGGGGTCGAAGACGATCCCGCCGGCCGTCAGCGCCGCGATGATCGCGTCGAGTTTCGCGTCGGTCGCCACGGGCCCGGTCGCGATGAACCCGTCGTCATTGGTCTTTACGGACGCCGCTGTCAGCATCATATCCTTGCTCATGTCATTCTCCTGTTGTTCGTCTCACATCACCGCCAGCGTCAAAAAGTCGGCATCCTGGCTGACGATCCGTTGTATGCCTCGTGCCACGGCGGTCCCGCCGACGCGGTCGGGCAGGTCGATGCCGTCGGCCCCGACATCCATGTTGGCCGCGTCGATGCCCTCATCGGCGTCGTTCAGGACGCACACCTGGCATTCCGGAGCTCGGCCTTCCTGCACGGCGATGATGCCGGCGCGGTCCACGCACGCGACGATCTCCACGGCCTCGCCGGCGGCGGGCTTATAGTTGACCGTCTCGGTCAGCCCCAGCCTGCCGAGGATCGTCATCTGTCGTTTTGCCCTGTCGCTTGCCACGATATCTCCAATGGACAACTGACAATGGACGGTGGACAGGGAACAGTGGACAGTGAACAATGGACGGTGGACAATGCCCATCGCCGTCAACTGTCAACTGTCAGCTGTCAACTTCCGCTCAGTCCCACTCGGTCTCTTGGCTTACTTCCCAGGTCACCTCATCGCCGACCGTGATGGTCAGGCCGGGGTCGGGGGCTGGGCAGGGGCTTCGCCATTCAGCGCGTCGTCCAGGTTGGCGTGGGCAGCCAAGACTTGCTTGACCATTGCCTTCACCTCTGCTTCCGGCGGTATCCGTCCCGTCGCCTGGAACTCCGTCATCAGCCTGACCGTCACCGACGCGATCGCCAGGATGATCGCTTCCGTTAGTATTACTGACATTGGTGCCCTTTCGTTTCTTCGCCGCCTCGGCCACAAGTTGCATACGCAGCATCTCGTCGAGGATCGTCTGGAATTGCGATAACGCGTACTGGAAGGTGAAGGACGTTTGCCCGCCCGCGAGATCTTCACTCATCTTGAGCAGGATGTCCTTGCACGTGTCGTTGAGCAGGCGGATACGGGTCTTGTCGACGGTTCCGAACTCGCCCTCTCGCACCAACACGGCCAGGGTATTGGCGGTCACCGAATATGTCTGGCCGGCGATGATGAACTTCTGTCCGTTGGACATGCCCGAACATCCGCCGGCCGTCGCGGCCAGGGCCGCGGCCAGTACGATCATCCCAGACCATCCGGCCCCGCCCGGCCCGACGGTGGTGTTGCCCGATCGCTGCACTTCGCCCGCGGCGGCGGTCGCGGGGGTCTTGGTCAGGCCAAAGAGCAGTCCGTATCCGCCGAGCGTCCAGAGCACGTTGCCGAGGATGTTCACCAGCAGCGAGAGCGGATCGCCCTGGAGCGTGCCGAGTCCGTACGTGGCCAGGCACGTCAGCCCGCCGGCGATGAGCACGGCGTACAGCCAGATCGGCAGCTTCGCCAATACGGGCAGCTCGGCCGTCTTCTTCTTGACGACCTGCACGAGCACGCCGGTGACCAGGACGATCATCAGCGGGCTGCCGAGCCAGGCCGTGAAGTCGATCATCTCCGTCGGCTTGTCCTGAGCCGCGTCGAAGGGCGCCGCCGGCGGTTCGATCGCCGGGGCCGTCGTCGTCTGGCCGGTCGCCGAGTAGGCGACGATGGTCAGCAGCAGCAGTATCATGCAGCCGGTGGCCAGCCAGGATGCGGCGATCGCCGCCACGGCGGCCACCCATCCGGCCAGCAGCTTCACGGCCTTGGCCCGCGGGCCCTTGGGTCCCTGCTCGATCTCGTACTCGACGGCCGCGCCCTCGACGATCGCCGAGGCGTCGTCGATGGCCGTGGCGTGCACGAACGTGTCCTTGCCGTCCTCGCCCGTCAGGAATCCGTAGCCCTTCTGATCGTTGAACCACTTGATCTTGCCGCGCATGAGCTTGCTCCTTACGTTGGGTGGAGTGCGCCCCGTCGTTTTTGATTTTCCGGCCCGGACAGGAAGGGGCACGTCTCGCTGTCGAGCCGGTGGTTGAGTTTGGCCATGATGCCGGCGGACCGCTCCTGGATCGCGATGAGCGAGCCGATCTGGTCGGTCATCGTCGTGATCGCCCGCGTGTTGTCGCGGACCACCTCGATGAGCTGGGATCGGTCGAAGCTCGCCTCCTCGAGGCGGTCGGCGTATTTCTGGCTCCGCTTGTCGGAGCGGACGTAGAGCACGAGCAGCACGACGAATCCCAGCGCCAGGATTCCCATCGCTCCGTACTGCATGAACTCGGGGATCGCGTTTTCCATAGTCGTTTCTTCCCGGTCCGCAACCTGCCTGCCGGCAGGCAGGTCCGCAATCGCAAAAGCCCCTCGCCGGCGGCGGGTGTCTTCCATGACAAGTTCCCGTCGCCGGCTCGGGCGCCACGATGGTTCTTTGGGTAGCCGTTTGCCGCCGGCTACGTCCCGCGGTCCAGGTCGAGCAGCTCGGCGGCGTGGCTCGCGATGATGAGCTCATCCGTGAACTGCCGGGCCCTCACGACCAGGCTGTCGATGTCGGGGGACTGGTACGTCTCGATGGTGACGAAGTCCGGCATGCCGCTCGTCCAGCGGATCGTCCGGCCGAGGCACAGCGTCTTCCGCGGCGCCTGCGGTCCCGGCGCCAGCAGGGCCAGCATCCCGTACTGGCTCGGCCAGATCTGGCTGAGGCTCTGGGCGATCCCCTCGTCGGCGGAGTCGTACGAGCCGTTCCCGACGAGGATCTCCTTGATGTCGAGGTACTGGGCCACGACGCCCTGCCGGATGGACTCGCGGCCCGTGATGCCGGAGTTCCAGTACTTCAGGGCGTCCAGGACGCTCGCGGAGTTGCGGAGGGCCTGCCACTTGGACCTCGGCAGGATCAGGCTGAGCTGGTTGCGGGGCGCGCCCAGCTTGTCCTCGAGCTTGTTGGCCGCGACGTCGAGATCGGCCAGCGGCGTGCTGGATGCGATGGTGTCCCAGTCGACCGCCACGTTGGTCGGCGTCCAGGTGCTCACGTTCATGACGGCGGCGGCCACGCGCCGCTCGTAGGCCAGGCGGACGACGAGGTCCGCGCCGATGGCCGACTCTTCCTCGTAGTCGATCACGTCGGCGTACTTCTCCGCCTCCTTGTTGTCCAGCGGGATCTCGTGGGCGTTCTCCGTGCAGTCGAAGCTCTGCTTGTCCCACTGCCACTCGCCGCGGGAGAAGCCCGCCCCGGGCGCGCGGCTCGTGTTGACGGGCTTGCGGAAGTTCTCCTTCTTGATCACGGGGTACGTGCCCTCGGCCGTCGGCAGCGGCGCCTCGGGCAGGACCCGCCCGCCGATGAACTGCTGGTCGATCGCGTACTGCGCGTTGTACTCCCGCACGGCGCCGCCCAGTTCCGGGCGGTACGTCGCGGTGCTCACAAGTTTGGTTCCCATTGTTCGCTCCTTCGCTATGGGGTTTCGTTCTCAGCCCGCCGTCACGGCGACCGCCGGCTCTTCCGCGCACGCCTCATCCCGGCGGCGGCGCGGTTCGCCGCGGGTCCGAATGAACCATGTGTGATCCTTGCCGGCGATCAGTTCCGCCGGGTCATATTCGTTTTCTCGCATCCATCCCTCGACGGCCGCCCGCACGCCCCACCGCGGGAACTGCTCATCCTGGTCGATGTCGTGGCCGCACAGGATTCCGCCGTCGCGGAGCTTGGGGGCCCACGCCTCGATGTCGCGGCGGCAGCCGGCCTCGCTGTGATCGGCGTCGATGAAGACGAGGTCCAGCGAGCCGTCGGCGACGGAGGCGGCCATCTTGGCCGAGTCGCCGCGGAGGATCCGCCGGCGGTCGGCGGCGAAGGCGGTCCCGCGGACGGCTTCGGCCATCAGGGCCTCGGCCCGCCTCGCGGTCACCGGCGCGTCGAGCCCGCCGGCGGCGTTGGGCAGCTCGCCCCATCGGTCGACCATCGTGACGTGGAGCCTCGGCCGTCGCTGGAGCAGGATCCGGCTCGTCCGTCCGTCGAGGACGCCGATCTCCGCGATGGCCGCCGGGCGGTCCTCGGGGATCCAGGACAGGATCTCGCCCGCGCGGCCGCGTTCGGCGAAGATCAGCCGGCGGATCCACGAATCGCCCGCGGGCCCGGTCCAGTGGATGATCCGCTCGGAGCCATCCCACGCCGCCAGGCGGAGCCGGTTGAAAATCGCCGGCAGCTCGGCGGGCTCGGCGACCATGCGGTCGTCGATGAGGCGGTTGAGCAGTTCCTGGTCGCCGCGGGCCCGGGCCGGGTCCGTCAGGGCGGCGCGGGCCCACGTGCGGATCGCCTCGCAGCCGTGCTCGAACAGCACGACGCCCGTGTTGACGGGCCGGCGGCCGACGTCGGCGGGGTTGAAGCCGTCGCCCGCGGCGGCGTAGCCGCTCGGGCCGAGGTCGACGGTGTCCAACGTGCCGTACTTGGGCGTGAAGATCCGGCCGTCAGGCTCGGCGCTGCTGATCTCGCCGACGATCTCGCAATCCGTGTCGATCCACGCGGCCCGCCGCCAGGCGATCCGCGTCATCGCGATCGGCTTGTTGAACCATCCGGGCAGGTAGGTGCCGAGGCAGTTGATGATCGTGCCGTGCTGCCGGCACCATGCCAGGGCGGCGGGCTCCATGCCGAAGTCGGCGAAGGCCACCGGGCCGCTGTAGTGGCGGCGGAGGTTCTCGTACCACCATCCGAGCCGCCACTGCGTCTTGGCGTCGGCTCCCGTGACGACCCCGAAATCCTCTCCCGCGGCCGGTTTCGGGCCCCACTGAGCCTGGTTGGCCAGCAGGCCGTGGACGCGCCCATCGGCCGGGGCCGCGATCATGGGCTCGCCCGCGGCCCGCCGCGCGATGCGTTCGACGGCCTCGGCCAGCGGAACATAGGGCAGGTGCTCGCGGGCGGCGGAGTCCTCGCCGGTGACGATGAGCTCGTAGCCGCGATTGCGGCCCTCTTCGCGAAGGACGGGCAGCCATTCCAGGGTGATGCTCATTCCGACGCGGTTGATCTGCGCCAGGCGGCTGTCGAGCATGCGGCCGTCGGCGTAGCCCGCCGCGCCGTCGCGCTGGGGCGGCAGGAATCCCCCGGCCTTCAGGGCCTCGGCGTCGGCGCCGGGCCGGACGTTGAGGTCCACGCCGGCCAGGTAGATCCGCCGGCAGCCCATCCACGCCGCCAGGTGGATCGCGGTGAAGAACGTCCAGCCCCACACGAACGCGGGCTGCTCGCCGAGCCGCTCGGGCAGGAAGGCGTTCGTGAAGAGGTCCGGATCCTCCGGCTCCCGTTTGTCGCGGTTCAGGAAGAAGACGTTGGGCCAGTCCTTGACGGGGCGGCCCCGCCAGGGTTTCTCGGCGTAGGCGTTGCCCATGAACTTCGGGAACGGTTGCCGCATCAGGGCGGCGTCGTAGCATTCGGGGTGATCGCAGCCGATCCAGACGTCGGGCCGGATCATCGGGAAGCTCGTATTGGCCCCGATGACGACGGCCCCGGCCGCGGAGGCCCGGGCGATCAGTGCCGCCGCGTCCCGGAGGCTCGGCCCGGGCATGGCCAGGACCGCGTCGCTGCCGCGATGGCTGTCGCGGAAACTCCGCTGGTGGAACCGCCTGTCCGATGATGTCCACTGCCAGCATGCCATGGTGCGCTTACTCCTGCTCTTGGGGCTTGCCGCGGCGTAGCCTTGGCGAAGCCGGGTGCGTGCCCCTCCCCCGCACGGGGGAGGGTGCCGCGCCAGCGGCGGGTGGGGGCGGGTTGGCATGCCCCGCACCCGCCGCTCGCGGCCTCGGGTGCTTAGCTCGCCATGAAGCCCGCGGCCTGCAGGCTCACGATGATCGCGTTGATCGAGTCGCTGAGCACGGCGTGGGCCTCGAGCTGGGATGTCCGCAGCATGTTCACGTCGACCCGGAGCTTGTTGTGCTCCTTGGCCAGCGTGGTCAGGCCGTTCATCAGCCTCGTGCGGAGGGCGGCGACGTCCACCCGAGCCTTGTTGTGCTCGTCGGACAGCACGGCGCAGTTGTTCATCACCGCCGTCCGCAGTGCCGCGATGTCCACGCGGTGCTTGTTGACCTCGTCGGCCAGCACGTGGAAGTTGTTGCGGACGTGCGTGGCCGCGGCCGCGGTCCCGCCGACGTCATGGATGTGCCCGAGCTGCTCGGTGCCGCCGCCGGTGCCGGCTGAGTTGTCGTCGATGGCGGCCAGGCTGGTCGGGCTGTTGATGGTGAGCTGCTCGGTGCCGCTGCTGGTTCCGCCGCAGTCGTCGTCGATGGCGGCCAGCATCGTCAGGGCGCCGACGGCCGCGAGCTGTTCCGTGCCGGAGTTGGTGCCGCCGCTGTCATCGTCGATGGCGGCCAGGCACGTCAGGGCGCTGATCGCGTCGAGCTGCTCCGTCCCGCCGGTGGTGCCGCCCGAGTTGTCGTCGATGGTGGCGACCTCGGCGGCCTCGGTGGTCGGCAGGTCCGCGATCGCGGCCATCTCGATGACCGCCCCGACGCCGCTGGCGGTGTCGAGTGCGTAGCCGATCTGCCCGCCGCTGGCGGCGTCGTCGACGTAGCCGTCGTCGGCGCCGTAGACCGCGCAATTCCGCGTGGCCATGGCCGTCTTCGCGGTGACCTTGAACGTGCCCGGCCCGTTGAACAGCTTGACGCTGACGGGGTCGCCGGTGGCCGCGGCCGGGCTGTCGGTCACGCCGATCGACTTCTCGCCGGCGTCGGCGTACTCCACGGTCCGGTCGGTCGTGCTGGAGAGCTTGACCCGCCGGTACTGCGCGAGGACCTCCGCGGCGGTGAACGTCGCGTAGGCGGTGTCATTCTTGGTTGCCATGTCATTCTCCTCGAAGGGTTTTCTGGTCTCTGCGTGCTCCGCGATCTCTGCGCTGAGCCCGCCTTTTTTTGCGCCTTCCGGTTACTTGGGCTTCTGCGTCTTGAGCCACGCCGCGTGGGCGTCCGGCAACTTCTTGGCCGCTTCGATCTGTGCCCGGTGGGGCTTGGCGCCCGCGGCGACCAGCTCGGCGACACGGGCCTCGAACGCGGCCGCATCGCCGCCGGCGGCCTCCTCGTCGGCCTTGCCGGCGAGCTTCAGCGGCTGGATCCCGGCCTTGGCGGCGAGGGCCTTGAAGTTGTCGTACTCGGTCTGCTGGGCCGCGAGCTTGCCGTCGGAGATGGCGAGCTTTTCGGCGAGGTCCTTGTTCTCGACCGCCAGGACATCGGCCAGGCGGGCCTTTGCCTGCGTGACGTCGAGGCCGTCGCTGATGCAGACCGTCAGCAGCTCGGTCCGGCCGCCCAGCGCGGCCGTCAGGTCGCGGACCCGCTGGGCCGCGGCCTCGTTCGCCTGCCGCGTCGCCTGTTCGCGGATCGCGTTCTCATCGACTGCCGCCTCGGCTTTCGGCGGCGACGTGTTCGTCTTGTCCATGTTGTCGTTCTCCTGGTCCCGAGTCGCCGGGACGGTGGTTTGTGCGCGTGTTCGGCCGGCCGGACCGCCCGGCGGGCCGCTGGTTCGGTTGGGTTGCCATCCGTTCTCGATCGAGGCCAGCAGCTCGTCGAGCGTGGTGATCGAATCGACCAGGCCCAGCTCGACGGCGGCGGCCCCGATGTGCACGCGGCCGTCGGCGAGCTCGCGGACGGCGTCGGGGGCCATTCCCCGGCCGGCGGCGACGCAGCGGATGAACTCCTCGTAGAGCGCGTCGATCTCGTCCTGGACGACGGTGCGGTCCTCGTGGGTGATCTGCTGGCCGATCGCGCCGATTCCCTTGTGCCGGCCCGCCTTGATCAGGTCGAAGCGGAGTCCCTTCTGGTCGGCCCAGCGGCTGTCATCCATCATCACGGTGTACACGCCGATCGACCCGACCATCGCCGTGGCGTTGGCGTGGACGCTGCGGGCCTGGCTGGCGAGCCAGTACGCCGCGCTGGCGCCGACGTCCTCGATCATCGCGACGACGGGCTTGACGGCGTCGGCCGCGCGGATCGCGCCGGCCAGGTCGGCGATCCCGGCGACGCTGCCGCCCGGCGAGTCGATCAGCATGACGATCCCCTCGACGGTCTCGTCGGCGACGGCGGCGTCGAGCCGCTGGCGGGCCGCCAGCGTGGCGGTGCCTCGCGGCTGGCTCTCGCCGTTGACGAGGTAGCTGTGCTTGACGAGGATCCCGGTGATCGGCAGGATGGCGGTATTGCCTCGCCGCCACGGGTCCGTCTTGGTCTGGCCCGCGTCGGCCCGGGCCGCGACGATGGCGGCGATCTCCGCGGCGTCGAGCTTGACGCCCTCGGCGTGGCGGAGGATGACCTGGCTGAGGCGGCTGAGGATCTGCGGCTCCATCGCCCAGTAGCTGTCGAGCAGCCCGGCCAGGATCGCCTTATCTCGCAGGGCGAATGGCTCGCTCATGGAAGGGTCTCCCTTGCCCCGGCGTGGCCCGCGGGCGAAGCCGGGTCGTTCTCGTCGTCGGGGTTTTGCGAATCGCCCGGGGTGTCCGTCGGCGTGTCCTCGATGACGGGCTTGACGGCGTCGCCGCCGACGCTGGTGGTCGGCACGCCCTCATCGGCGAACCGCCTGAGTTCCCAGCTTCGTTCCGTCAGGTATTCTTCGAGCGTGTATCCGGCCAGCTCGAGCTGATCGGTGATCGTGCCGACGCCCAGGGCGATCTCCTCGCGGAGGGCCTGGATTTCCTTGAGCGGGTCCACCCACGGCCAGCGGCGCGGGAGCCACTTGACCTTGAACGCGTCGTCGCGGCTCCGCAGGCTCGGGCTCCTGGCGATCTCCTTGACCAGCCACCGCTGGTAGCTCCACTGCCAGCACGGCACGCACACGCTGCGGTGCCATATCTGCCACGTCTGCCACATTTGGAGCAGCATCGTGCGGGCGTTGGAGTAGTTGAGCCGTTTGAAGTCCAGCAGGGCCAATGGCAGCGGGACGCCGATGGTCGCGCCGACGAGCGTCAGGCCCATCTCTACGAACGGCGTGAACTGGTTGCCCGGCCGCTTCGCGCCGAACTGGTCGACCTCCTCGTCGGCGTCGATGTTGGCGATCATTCCCGGCTCGATCTGGCGGAGGACCTTGGCGGTCCCGCTGGCGGAGCTCTCGACGCTCTTGCCCGTCGTCGGGATCCACGGCGTCTGCGTCGCGTCCTTTTTCCGGCGGATGAAGAACGCCAGGCAGGCGTCGATCTCCGCGGCGAGTGCCTCGTTGTCGATGTATCCATCGACTCGGTCGTGGAGTTTCAGTGCCGCCGCCACCAGCGGCACGCCGTGGGTTTGTGTCGCGCGTTTGCGGTAGGCGGGGAATATCGCCTGGTCGGCGGGCACGAACTGGGCGTTGGAGCTCTTGGCGATATATCCGCCGTAGGCCTCGTCGCTCACCCAGTACCCGGCGGGTCGGCCGTCGGCGGACAGCTCGATCCCGTCGACGATTCGCCGGCCGGCGCCCAGCTTGTCTCGCGGCGTGCCGATCTGGTGTGTCTCGACGGCCTGGATCTTGTCCTCGCCGGTCATCGCCCAGAGTTGTTCGCCGTCGGTGCCGAGTGCCCGGAGCATCGTCCGGGACATGGCGGCCGCGTCGAAGAAGCCGCGGTGGTCGCAGTTGCTCATCTGATCGCGGACGATGTCGTAGGCCGCCTTGTTCCATCCGTCGTCGCCGGTGAACGGGCGGAAGTTGATGGCGCTTCCGACGACGCCGTCGACCCATCGGTCGAGCATGGCCGAGAGCAGGCTGTTTCGGTCGAGGTCACGCGCGCGGCTGACGAGTCCGCGCCGGTTGGAGTACTCCAGGCTGCGGTCGGCCCCCTCGAACCGGATCGCGTGCCGGCGGAAGCTGCGGTCTCCGGACGCCACGTCGTAGCCGGTGGAGGCCGCGGACACGTCGATCCCGCCGGTTGCCCCGCGGCTGACCCGCACGACGGCCAGTTCCGCCCGTCGCGCGTCCGCCGGCGCGGCCGCGGCCGCTCGTCGAAGATCCCCGCGGGGCGGTTTCGCTCGCTGTGTTCCGGGGCTTGTGGTCTTCTTCGCCAAACTTACGTCTTCCTTCTTCCCGTCTTCCTGCTCCCTGACTACTAACTACTTCTTACTTCTTCCTTCTTCCCGTCTTCCTACTCCCTAACTACTAACTACTTCTTACTTCTTCCTTCACACTCCCCTGCTCAGGTCCGCGTACTCGAAGCACCCGGCACCGGCCGCGGCGGCGGCCTCTCTCGCTTCCTGGTCCAGCCAGAATTGCAGCGCCCGCTGGGCCTCGTCCATCGACCGGAACGTGTAGCCCCGGCCGTTGGGGCCTTGGACGTTCACCTCGGGGCTGGAGGCGAGCTCGGTCATCGCCCACTTGATGAGCTTGACCATCTGGCTGGCGGTGGGTATTTCCAGGGCGTCGATCTCTGCGGGCGTCAATCCCATTTTCATCGGGCTCCGGGCTTCGGGTTTCGGACAGAGAAAAAGGCAAGCCGTGCAGGGCTGCACCCCCGCACGGCCTGCCTTTGCTCTTTATCCGGTGCCGGTAGCTGGCCGGCCCGTCTCTCTGTACCCTTACAGTATCGGCCCCGCCGCCGGCGGATTCAAGGCGACTTGTCCAGATCTGGACAGAAAGTCTTAGACGCGGTAGCCGGTGGGGATGGAGGGAGAAATGCTCAATGCTCAATGCTCAATGCTCAATGCCGCGCGGCCTCGCCCGCCGCCCGCGCCAGGTCGTTCTTGATATAAAACGCCTGGCCCGCCTCAAGGCAGATATTCATCGCCTCCAGCGTGAAGGCCGGCCAGTCCACCGCCGCCTCGAGGGCCTTGTCGTGGTTGATCTTGCCGATCTTGACGATGCCCACCCAGCCGGCGATTTCCCGCAGGGCCGCCAGGGCCTCGGCGGGGTCGATGACGGGTTCCATACTGACCCAGGTCCGCAGTCCGGCCTCCCTGGCCTCCTTGAGGGCCTCCAGTCGTTCGTGGGTGCTCTCGGCGCGGGGTTCCCACTGCTTGCGGCGCTCGTCGTCATGCCAGACCAGCGACACGCCGAACTCGACTCCGTATTGCCGCATCAGGTCGAGGTCTCGCAACGCCAGGCCCGGCGCCTTGGTCAGCACGCGGATCCGCAGCCCGGCCCGGCCGAGTATCTCCAGGGCGTGGCGTGTGACGTGCTCGGTGGCATCGATCGGCTGGTAGGGGTCGCATGTGAAGCACAGCAGGATCGGCCGCTGATCGCCCGCCGCCGCCAGCTTCTCGGCATCCTTGGCCAGCCCCGCCAGGACTCCCGGCCGCGGCGCCGGCTGCCCGTGGAACTTCTCGGCGCCCATTCGCAGGCACGCGGGTGCGTAGCAGTACTTGCAGCCGTGTCCGCACCCGCGGTAGAGGTTCGCCGCCAGCGGAGCGTACTCCGCCGCCGCGCCTCGTGGTTCGTAGATGATGTTCATGGGGCTGGATCCTTCTTCGCCGCGTTGGCCCGGCGGGCCGCGGCGCTCTTGGCCTGGAGTTCTTTCGCCCGCTCGGGCGTGAGCTCGTTGCCGGCCCGCCGGCGGCGGCGGGCGACGATCGCGCCGGCGGCCTGGAGGACTACGGCGTCCTTCACGTCGAATTGTCGCCCGCAGCCGGGGCACTTGACTTTCATCCTTAGAGCCCGACCTCTTCCGCCAGCCGTCCCTGTTCCTCGTATCCGCCGACGATCCCGGCGAGCTCGCGCGAGAACCACGCCAGTTCCTGGTTGACCGCCCGGTCCTTCGTCGCGGCCGGCTGGAGGTACGCGACGATGGCCGCCACGGCCTGCGGCGAAAGCTCCTCGCGGATGGCGGCGAAGATTCCGCCCTCGTCGTTTTCCGGCACGGTGACCTTGCGGCCCTTGCCCGCGTCGTATCGCTTCGGACGGCTGGTCTTTGCGGCCCCCGGCGTGGTGTGCTTCTTGCTCTTGATCTTGCTCATCGTTCTCTCCCGTCGTTTGTTCCCGGCCTCTCTCAGGCGGGCCGTCGCCTCGATCATCACTGATCTGCATATATATTAGCGACGTGTCGCAAACGAAACA